CCTACGTCTACCGGCAGCCACCCCTGGCGGCGTGGCTGCTGCCCTTCGCTATCGACGCGCTGATCGCCGCGTGCTCGCTGTTCATCATCCGCGCGCACCGCATCGACCCCGCCGCGAAAGTCGGGCTAGCGCAGTTCGGCGTGACGTTCGGTGTGCTCGCCACCCTCGGGTGCAACGCTGGGTACGGCGTGCTGGTGAACTACCATCAGGGTGCCGGCCGTGTCATGGTCGGCGCGTTGCTGTCGGGTGTTCCCGCTATCGCGTTCATCATCTGCGTGGAGGTCGCGATCGGCGTGGCGCGGAAGGTGGCCCGTCAGGTGGCGCAGCGGCCACGAGTTCCGTCCGCGGTGCAGCCCGGTTCTGAGCCAGTGCCGGCCACCGTCGTGGCGCAGTCGGGCCGTAAGCGTGGCCAGGAACCGGCCGGATTTGGTGGTGCGGTGGCCGCTTACAAGGTGTCGCTAGCCGATCCAACGACCAAGCCAATGTCGGTGCGCCAGCTGGCTGACGCGCATCTGGCCGGGAACCGGCATGCTGCTGGCCGCGCCGCTGCTCTGGCGCGAGCCACGATGAACGGAGCAAGCCATGAATGAATCACGCACGCCAACGGCTCGCGGGATCTCAGCCCTGCTAGGGCGCAACGGCTTTGACCGGTCGAAGTGCTCCCCGTCACGGATCAGGGGCATTTGCGAGTCCACCAAGGGCTACTTGGTTACGGCAGGCGCAGGCGGTGTCGTTGTCCGCGCGCATGGGGGCACGTTCACCCACGATGAGCACATCACAGAGTCGATGCTCCTGCGGTACGCGCAGGTCATCCGCGATGCGGGGTGGAAGGTTGAGGCTGGCACGTTCGGTGACACGATCGTGGTGACTAGGCCATGACCAGCAAGCAAGGCCGTCAGGAACTCCTAGCCGCTGACAGGCTGCGCAGGCACCGGGAACGGGCTGAGCGTTGCCCCCAGCAGCTACATCCGTTACATCCGTGTCCGCGAAATCATGACCACTCCCGGACTCACCACAGACCAGCGGCTAGAGCTTCTGAGCGTGGCCGTGGCCGAGATGGGGAAGCTCCTGGCCCAGGTCCGCACCGAAGCGGACTGGACGATCCTGCGACAAGATGCGACAGGTAACCCGATCTTGGGGTTTGACGAGCATGACGAACCGGTCCTGTACTGGTGACCTGCGGTTCTCGTGTCGGGCGACAGTCGCGGCTACATGATCATTCGCACCGCGAACCGGGCCGCTGACATGATCATTCGCACATGCGAAAGGGGCAAAAGGGATGGGTTACAGGCAAGTCCAAGTCGTCATCACCGCAAACCTGTCAAACCATAACGACGACAGGGACAAGCGCGATGAGGCACTCTGGGCAGACCTCACCGCGCAGGTCAAAGCCATCGTCTCGGACCCAAAGTACGACGACATCATCGCGATGACCTGCTAGCTCAAGCAGAGAACCCCCGCCACGCGGGATGCAGCGGGGGTTCTTGGGTTCTCAGTAGATGCTAGATCAGCACCCATCTGGCAGTGTCGCCGTCACCTGACGCGCGGCGCACCTTCCCGTCTTTCTCAGCCTTCCCCAGCCACCGGTAGATCGTCGACCGGTGTACACCCAAGCCCTCCCGGTCCAGCGTCCACCCGATCTCCAGTACTGTCAGGCCCATCACTGGCTTCCCGGCCAGCAACGACCACATCCGGCCTTCCGGGTCAGGTTTCGCGCCACCCAGCCCAGCCGACTGGAGCAGTTCCGCCGCCTCCTGGTTCACGTCCACCTGCGCCACCGCAGCCGCGGATGGCCGGGCAGGCGGAACGGGTGGCGCGGCAGGCAATGGCGCTTGGCCGGTACGGTCATGGAAATCGGCCAGCATCGACTGGTACAACTCGGACCTGCGCCACCTGCCGGCGTACCGGTCACCCATCGCGGCCAGCGCACGAGGATCAGGCATCGGCCTGGTCCGGCCGGCTTCCTCCGCGATCTGGTCCAGCAGCGTCGCGTCGTCGTCAGCGTCGAGGCGGAAGATTTTCGTCAGCACCGCGTCGCGCTGATCGGGTGCCTCGATAACCGCGCAGCCTGGCTGCCGCGCGGAGACGAGCAGCCTGGCGACCGCGGCGGAGTCGGTGACCGCCCGCGCGTCGGCCTGCGACGCGGTGGACAGCGACACCCGGACCTTGCATTGCGACTTGATCGCGGTTGATCCGGTGAAGTCGACGGTGCCGCGTTGCGTCGCCCACACCCAGCATTGCGCTTCCGACCGTCCTTTCCGGGTTACTTTCGCCCCCAGGTCCGCGGTGTCGTACGGTGAAATACCACCTTGGTCGGCCTTCGCTACCGCGCCGGTAACGTCGGCCATCTCATCGCAGATGACGACGAATTGCGGCAGTTCACGCGACGGGGTGATCTTTGATCCGCCGGCCAGCGACGCGGCGCGGTCGGTGATCACGTCGTCCATGGCTTGCATCATTTCCCATGCCTCGGCTCTGGTGGTCGCCACCCAGTCGACGGCGGGACGGGGGCAGCGTCCTTCGACCCATGGCCTGATCCATGGGGCGGCTAGCCGCCCGCCTTTCAGGTCTATGACGCAGACGACGACATCGGTGCATTCAACGAGCCGGGCGATCAGGACATTAAGGAAGGTGGTTTTCCCCGACCCGTTGACTCCGGTAATGAGCATTCCGCCTGTGCCACGCACGGTCAAGGCCGATGGCTTGCTATCGGGCCGAGTTCCGACGACCAGCGGCTCGTTGACGGTGCGTGCCGTGCCGGACGGCCGGTAGATGGTGGTTTCCGCGATGGCGTTCCGCTCGTCAATGTGCATGATGACCTGGCCGGCGTGGTCGCCTTCCTCGAACGTGACCGACGCGGGCTTGGCTTTGAGCGCGACGGCGATGTTCCGTGCTGCGGCTTGCAGCGAGTCCAGGGTGACGCGTCCGCTGGACGGCAACGACAAGGTGACGACCCGGTTTCCGCTGATCCGGCGGTCGCTGGTGGCGGTGACGCCGTCGAACCCAGTGCGCGTGAATAGTTCCGCCCACCAGGCGACCTTGTCGGGCTTAGGTGCCTCGGCCACTGGCGTTTTCTGCTGCTGGTGGGCGGTGATGAGGGTGACTGTGGTGAGGATAGCTGCGGGGATGAGTAGTTCGGCGGTGAGTGTCCACGCCCACGGGTCACGGGCATGACGTGCCCACGCGACCCAGCCGCCGAGGGTGACTGCCCATGCGGCGACGCAGGTCGCAAGGTGCGGGTTCGCTGTGATGGTGGCGAGCAGCGCCCACGAGACCGCGCCGAGTGCGAGGAACCCGATGAGGACAGGAACCTCGCGAATGCCCCGCGTGGTGCCGAGCAGCCACGTCGCTGCTGTGGCGATGGCGGCTAGCTCGATGATGAGCTTGCGATGCTCGGTAGTCATGATGGTTTCCCCGGTTCAGGCCAGCGCGGTTAGTCGGTCAGCCACAGTTCGTGCTGCCTGGCGTGCGTCGTGTGGACCTGCTCAGCGTGATCAGCGGTTGATGCGATCACCGATCCGAGCTCGCGGAGCATGTCGATCACGGCGGCGTGGATGTGGTGGTCGGTCATCGCGTCAGCGGCTTGGTTAAACGAGGTGCCGAGCTCGCGAAGGAGGACAGGAACGTCGGTGAAGAACCCGTGGAGCTGGGATCGGGACTGCGGCTTGAATCCGGCGATCTCGATGTGGACGGCGTCGGTGATGGCGCCGAAGCTTCTTGACATGGAATCTCCTTGTGGTAGCGGCTGACGTGCTGGTCGGTTCAGTGGTGGCCTGGTTTCAGCCTGCGCTTGCGGACGTGGTTCGGCTGGTGTGGTCGGCTGATCCGCCGTTACGGTCGGCTCTGCCGCACCGGGGTCGGCTTGCTGCGTGGCCGAGGACTCTTGCTGAGCGTTACGCTGTCTTACTGGCTGATGTGGCGCGTTCCCTTGGTGGCGTGCCAGTTGTTGACGTACACGACGACGCGGACGCTGCGCGGCAGTACCCTGCGCTGAAAATGCACCACCTCCAGTGCCGGTGGCACGCCTTCGGCTTGGGCGTAGACGTAGAGGCCATCCCGGTGCCAGACGGTTTCCACGGTGTCGCGTGAGCGGATGAAAACCCACGCGGCGACCTGCTCGACTGCCCTGATGGCGAGTTCCCTGCGGGCGTGCCTGAGCATGACGTGACCACCTTCTTGCGTGGTTCGGGTCACGGTGTTGCCGTCGTCCGTGAGGGGAGGCGAAGTGGCGGCGCAGGTGCGGCAGCCGCCACAGGACGAGAGTGATCAGGCCGAGGCCGGCCAGCACGGCGGTGCCATAGCCGATGTCAGCCCAGCCGTACAGGTGGGCGAGCCAGATGAGGGTTGCAGCCGTTACGAGCGCTGCGAGGATGATGCGACGTGCCCGGGTCATGTCTCATGGTAGCGCTACGTACAGGTTACGCGCTTGACCGTTACGCTGCGCTGGTCAGAAGATCACCTGATGCTTCCGCAGGCCCGTGCCATTGCACGCCGAGCATGGATGCCAGAACCCGTCGCGGGTCGCAGCATTGGATAGGGTCGTCGCACTCTTGCAGGTACCATTTGCCGCCACACCATGAGCGCCACGGTTCCGAGTCGAAATCGTAGTAGTCTTCGTCAAGGTCAGCGGGGATCGGCTCGGCCATGGGTCTGATCGTAGCGTCACGAGCATTCGATCAGCAGCAACATCGACTGCGCGTGAACGATCGTCGCTGTGCCGCTGGATGTGTTCTGCGCCCATTGCAGCGTGATGTTCCCCGGAGTGGACGACATGACCAGTGTGCCGGTCATCATGACACCGAGCAGCGTCGCCGCTCCGTTGGTTTGAAGAGTGACGTTAGTCGTAGCCGTGTTGGTGTTTTGCAGCACGTTGCTGCCACCAGCGTTGATGTGCGGGCAGGCGTACCGCAGTGCCGCGCCGGACGGAACAGACCATTGCAGCTTCAGGTCCGACGACCCGGACGCGCCGCCTTCGAAATCGAGGTAGCAGATAAAGATGTACGTCGCGCCGGCTACGACAGGCAGCGTCAGGTCGGTATCGTTCTGAAGCGTGGTGTTGGACGTGAGGGACTGATCGGCGGGCTTGATGACCTGCAAGGGGATGATCTGGTCCAGCAGCGCGGCGGTGATCCGCTGCCCGGCTGCCACTGCGGGGAACTGTGCCATGAGATGTCCTTACGCGATGGCCATGACCGGGGCGTAGGCGAGCCGCACGTCCTCACCGGAACCGTGGGCGATGACGACGCCGTTGACCGAACGGACGACGGTGAAGGTTTGCGGGGAACTTGAGCCGCTGATGTTCGTGACTGTCATCTGCTCGCCGGTAAGGCCAGCGCGGGGAGTAACGGTGATGTCGAACGGGAAGTCACCAGCAGCGGTGGTCCACAGCGGCGACGCGGCGTTCGTGGTGTCCACCAGCATCGTCGTGGTGGTGGCGTTGATCGCGGTGTGGACCGTTGACCCGTCAGTGTCTTCATGCCCGTAGGTGGCGTCTCCGACGATCCCAGTCTCATACGGTGACTCGGGCAGCGCGTTCCACGAGATCTGGTACAGGTAGCCGCCCTCGGTTTCGCTGGTGCCGGCGATGATCTGCCGGATCGTGGCGAGCGGCTGCCATGATGGCATCGCGACGATGTCGATCCGGTCACCTAGCTCAAGATCCTGAATGGCTTGCATCAGCGACGCGAGCTCGGAACGGGCAAGGTTCAGCGGGATCAGCGGGTACCGCTGCTCAGGGCACGTGCCGACGTGCAGTACCCACCCGGCGATCCCGGCGAGCTGCCCGTCCGCAGCGCAGTACACGGTCAGCGCGTACTGGTAGTCACCGACCCCGGCTGGTGGCGTTCCGGTAGACATCGCTGATCCGTCCGCCAGGGTGGCCACGGCGAACGACGCCCCGCCCGTGGTCGCCGCGCGGGTGACGGTCACGTCGTTGCGGACGTAAGAGTCGTCGTGGGACGGGGCCAGCACGTTCGTGCCATCCCCGATGTGCGCGGACGTGTAGAAAAACGTGACCTGCGCGGGCTGGTTCAGCATCGACGCAAGCGTGCGGTAGCCGAGTCCCAGGACTTGCCGCGGGTCGTAGATCATGCCCCGGTCAGCGTCTTCGATTTGCTGGAGCAGGGTTTGCAAGGTGGTGATCTGCTGTGGTCCCATCGCCGCGGTGGTCGACGGGTAGCCGTAGATGCGGCTGGCGATGCTGTTTTCCTCGCAGAGCCGGCGGAACCGGTTCCCCGCAGTCTCCTTAACCCAGGCCGCGAGCGGGCCGGCCAGGTCAGCCAGCGGGGTCACGGTGTCCTGCACGAACACGTGGCCGATCACGGTGTTGTGAAGCGTGGTACCGCCACCGTCCGGGTTTCCCGTGACGGTGGTGACCCGGCCAGTGGTCGCCGCGAAGCTGGCGGGCGCGATGGCTTTGCTGGTGACGGTACCGTCGATGGTCATCATCCGCAAGCTGCCGCTAACGTTGCCGCCGCTGGTGGTCAGCTCGACCGACACCAGCACGGGCGTGCCCCCTGCGGTTGTGATGAACGGAGTCAGCGGGCCGCCTATGCCGCTGCCGGCGAGCTGGATGCCTGATCCTTCCTGAAACGCGACGGACCAGTTGTACGTTCCGGTGGTCGCTATCAGGATGACATCGGTGTAGTTAGTCACCGCCGCATCCGGATTGAGCAGGAACCGGACGACAATCGTCCCAGTGTCGTCGACACGCGGCAACAATCCCCTGATGATGCCGCTGCCGATCTGCGGCAGCGGTGATGAGCAGATGAAGCTACTGTCAGCCGCCAGCGCCGGCGACCCGCTGATCGTCGCAGGATACGGGCCGATCAGTGGTGCTATCGTCGTTGCTGCCGCCGAGTCTTCCATCGGCCAGTACGCGACCACGCCCGCCAAGCCGAGTATGGCGCGGCGGATCGGTGACGGCAGGTCCGGGTTCTGGTTGTTCAGCCGGCGCAGGATGCCGCCGAACTGCGCGGGAACGAACACGTCACGCCCGGACGAATCCCATGTGACGGGCAGCGACGACATCTCGAAATGGCCGCGGTACGAACGGTCAGAGATTTCCGCGGTGCCGAACGTCGTCCACGTGTTGCCTTCCGCGTCGGTGAACGACGACCCGGTGGCCGCTGCGGCCTGGCTGGTGAACACTGGGCTAGCGACCAGCGTCCCGCCGATGCCGTTGCGGAGCTGAAACTCAAAGAACTGGCCTGTCGGTCCCTGCGTGGTGCCCGTCGCCGCGTCCCATGTGGGTGAGTCACCGACGCGGACCACCTGTCCGGTTCCGCCGCTGAGGGTGACCGGACCCGAACCTGGTATCGCCTGAACGAGGGTCCATGGTCCGCTCATCGCGAGCGCGGTGTAGAAGGCCGTGGTGCCGCTGGCGGTGTCCAGGGTGACTCTCACAGCGATCCGGCCGAGAGGAACAATGCCGTCAGAGCCAGTCGTCACGGCGGTGCTGGTGACCGATCCCGTGTACCAGCCGAACGTCAGCGTCCCGTCGCCGTTCAGCGCCAGCACCCACGACGTAGCCGTTGATCCCCACTTTGACGCTAGGACACACGGTGCGTGGCCGTTGAGCCGCATGTCGAGGCGTATGTCGATCGGGCCGGTGATCCGCAGCGACACGGAGTCAGGGCACGCTATCCATGAGGTGGTGTCGTCGTCCATCCGCAGGTAGCTGTAGCCGGCTGGCACCGATGACCGGAACGCCGTGTTGCGGCCAAGGTTCGGATAGTAGGCACCCGCAGGGTTGCCGGGCGTGAACCGGCCGTCGCGGTTGTTCAGTTCTCCCGTCCACGCCGGCGCGGATACTTGCGCCGTCTCAGAACCGCGTCCCCGTGTGAGCGCGGGCATCTGCCGCTGGTAGGCGTACGCTGACAGGTCCGTCCAGCCGGGCAGCTTCGCTTCGACCTTGGCATCAAGGATCTGCTGCGGGAAGTTCCCGACGGCGTTGCTGCCGTAAACCGGCCCGTATGTCGCCGGGTACGTCATGACAGCTCCGTGGCGGTGAACGACACGTTCAGCACCTCAGCGGCGTCAGCGGCGTTGGTGGTGGAGATGGCTATGTCGAACCAGTACGCCGTGCCCGGCGTGAGGGAGATCATGTCCACGAACGCGAACGAATCTTCGGTGATCGCCACGCCCGTGGACTTGATCTGCTTGTCGCCTACCCCAGACCACCTGGTGCCGGTGACCGCATCCCCGTGCGACGGGGCTGTCCCGGTGCCGTACCTGACTCCGATCGCACCCGTGACGATGGCGGTGGCGGTGGCGACACCCCCAGTGAAAGTGACCAGCACCTTGCCCGAGCTGCCCGGCGTGATCTTGCAGGATGACCCGAGGCCCATCATGACGAGAGTGGCGCTGGCAGTCGAACCGGGGTTGCCGGGATTGGCCTGAGCTGGCGCGGCTGGAGTGGTTGCGACCCCGGTGCCGCCGCTGCCGCGGGCCAGCGGCGTGGCGAGCGCGGTGATCGCGGACGAGTAACCCCACGTCCCGCCGATGTTGCAGTCCAGGTAGGACAGCGGGCCGGCCGCGAACACGTTGCTGGTCGTGGTGCCCGTGCCCGCGAAGCTCGTGCCGACGAAAGCCACAGACGGGTTCGTGTCATTCACCGGGTGCGTGACCTGCCCGGCGCCGCTGCCGACCGTGGTGCCTAGCGTGCCGCCGTTGACCGTCCACTTCCCGGTGCCCGTGCAGTTGATGTCGTACTGAGTGCCGTTGGACTGGTTGTTCGTGTTCCACCGGCACCCGGTCAAGCTCGATGACGTGCCCGTGTTCGTGAAGGCGCAGCCGTCTGTGTAGTTGCCGTGGAAATAGATCGAGGTCAGGTGGATGCCGCCAGATGCTCCTGTCACCTTGAGGCCAGCGTCGGCGGTGGACTCCTGCATGGTGCCGGTTGTCAGCCGCACCTCAGTCGGGGAGTTCCCGCCAGATGCCTCGATCAGCACGCATGGCGCCCCGCCGCCGAGGTCGAGCACGTCAAGGTAGATCGCGGTGCAGGCGCCCATGATGTGCAGCGCCGATCCGGTCGCCCCGGATATCACCCCGACGTTGAAGCCCTCGCCGATGACGTCGTGGATGTCCTTGATGCGGATCGCGTCCAGTCCGGTGCTGGCCCCGGTGGTCGTGCCGATCTGCTGGAGCTGGATATTGACCAAGAAGTGCTCGCCGTTGTTCGACGAACCCGAGTTGCCTTCGAGTCGCAGGCCGCCGGCGCAGTTCCGGGCGATGATCCCGTCGAGCATCGTGTCGAGGTTCGCCTGCCCCGATGTCGCGACCGATCCTACCGGGTACCCGTTGACGTACTGGAAGAAGCAGTCCCGCACCGCGCAGTCCGCAGCTCCGGTGATGTCGACCGCGTCCCATGCCTGGCTGCCGCCGAGCGCGCTGTTCCCGCTGTTCGCCCCGACGAACGCGATACCTTCGACCTTGACTTTCGCAGCCGTCGCGGTGAACGCCGCAGCCCCGGTGAACGACGAGCCGACCAGGATGGTGGTCAGCCCGTAGCCCATTCCCTTGAGCTTCCCGCCCGCGATCGCAGCGGTCAGTCCTGACGATCCGTTCAGCAGGAACGTGCCCGGCGGCAGGAGGCACAGGCCGTTGCCGGTGGCAAGAGCGGCGTTGATCGCCGCGGTGGAATCCAGGTTGCCTGACGAGTCAGCGCCGCCGGCGTTGCCCATGTTCAGCGCGGACTGCATCATGCCGAGCGCGGTTATCGCGGCGACGGCGTTGTTCATGTCACCGGGCGGGTACGGGATACCCACCGATCGCTGCGGTGGCAGCGTGAAAATTTGCAGCGCGGTCACGTCACTCTCCTGTCACCATGTCTGCCCCAGGGCGACCTGCACGGAGTTCTTGCCCTGGCCTCCGCGGTGCTTGATGGCGCCTCGGAGCCATTCGATGAACATCTGCTCGAGGCCGGTCATGTGGCCTTGCGGTTGCAGGACGATCTCGTGGCTGATCGTCAGGGTTTGCTGCGGCCACGGCGACATCCCGGCCGAGCTGGCGTGCGCGTGGTGCATGGCTGTGACCGCCCCCGCACGAGGAAGGCCGCCCGTCCGGTGCCCAGGTGTGCCAGGGCCAGCCCCTCCTGGGCTGCCTGTACCTGAGGCCGCGCCGATCTGCCCGAGGACGCCGAGCAGCGACTGCGCTATTCCCAGGGCTGCGGCCAGGGACGCGTCGTTGACCGTGACCGTGGCGTTGACATGATGCGGGACTCGGGCTAGCGACGATGTGAGCCCGTCGACTTTCGCGGTGGCTTGCTGCGCCGAAAACCCGGCGTTCTCCAAGTCGATGATCAAGGCTTGCCGTGCGGTTCGCGTCGCGCTGATAGTCACGCCCTGGTGGGTGAGGTCGTAGGTGTACTGCTTCATCGCGGCGTCAGCCCCGGTGCCGGCAAGCAGGTCGTTCTCGAACTGCACGTTCAGCAGCCCGGACAGGGACTTGGCGAGGTTACCGGCGTTGACCGTGGTCTGCGCGACGATGCTGGTGAACCCGCGCATGGAACCAGAGTTCGCGTCCACCCACTGCCGCAAGGTCTTCAGTGACACGGTCCCCGGCCCGAGCGCGCTGTTGACCAGGTCCACGAGGACGGACTTGGCTGCCAGGTTTCCCCGCGTGAACGGAAGCATTTGCCGTGTCTCGTCAGCGATAACCGTGGTCAGTGACTTACCGGTGATCATTTGCGCCTGAAGCGCGTCGTTTAGCTTCACTGCGGCGGGGATCATGGTGCTGTAGAAGTCGTTGCCGAGTGTCAGGGACTGCGCGTTGAGGCCACCCAGCGACGCTCCCGCAACCGCTGCGTCTTTCGCGGTCTGCTGGATTCCTTGCTGGAACCCGATGAACGCCTGCTCGCCACCTAGCACAGCGGTCATCAGCGCGTCCTCAGCCTTAGTGACCTGCTGCATCGCGGGAAGCGAGTCCGTGAGGTAAGAGTTGGTCTGCGCGTTGTTCGCCGCAGCGGCCCGGCCGGTGCCGAGCGCCAGCGCCAGGTAGGCGTCCTTCATCGCGGTGATCTGGATGATCATCTGCTGGCGCGCGGACCCGCTGGAGCTGACCCACTGCGACCAGGTGATCCCCGCGTCAGTGAGCAGCGACAGGTTGCCGCCAGTGACCCTCAGCAGCTCGGCGTAGGACTTCTGGTCCGGCGTGATCACGCTGAGCTGCACCCCGTACTCGTGGAGCTGCACGGACGCGTTGAGGTACGCCTGGGCTAGCTGCACCTGGGACTCGGTGGCCTGCTGACCCGCAGCCCACGCCGTGTGGCCGCTGTCGAATATGGCCTTGTACGCCGCGACGACCTGGCCCTGGTTAAAGGTCGCGAGCTTCGCCTGGGCCTGCGCCAGCCTGTTCACGGCATCCGCCTGCGCGATCGTCAGGTCCACGGCGACCTGGGACACCGGCAGCGCCGCGAAGGCGTTCTGCACCGACGCACGGTACGCGTCTACGTACGTGGTGCTCTTGGCCAGCTCGTAAATCAGGTAGCCGAGCGCGCCGACTGCGGCACCGACCCAGATCAGCGGGTTGATGGCGCCCAGCGCGGTCATGGCGCCTTCCATCGTCAGCGCGCCCGCCGCCGCGATGTCCTCGCCGGCACCGAGCGTGAAAAGTTCCTTGGCCAGCAACCCGACTCCGGAGATCATCGCCTTGATCCCGCCACCGAACTGCGCGGCGTCGAAGGCAAGCGACCCGGCGGTAGCCAAGCCGAGTTTCGCGGCCAGCCCGACCAGCGCGTTGCCGAGCATCGTCACTAGCGTGACGCCAACCCCGATCCACACGCCCCAGCCGTGGATCGCCAGGAGCGCCCCAGCAGCCCACTGCGCGATGGGCGACGCGGTGATCTTCTCCAGTGCGCCACTGAGGCCGTCAAGCACGCCGAGGAGCGCTTGAGCGACGCCCGGCATGTGCTTGAACAGGTTCCCGAGCGCGCCGAAGATGTTGAAAACGAACGTGCCGAAGCCAGCCAGGTCTGACACTGCTTTCGACAGGAACCCGCCGAACCCGCCACCTGCCGTGACAGCGGCGGTGAACCGGGCACCAAGCTGGTCCACTACCTTCCCCGCGCCTTCGGCGATCGACGCGAACTCGCCTGTCTTATGACCTGCGATCTCGAGCATCTGGCCGAACAACTGGTACACCTCGGGTTTGACAGCGTCCGCGAGCTTGCTGAACCCGCCGGTCAGCGGGTAGATGGACTGGCCGAGCGCCGTGGACGTGGTGTGCAGGGCTTTCATCTGGCCCACGATCGATTGCACCGTGGGGACAGCGGCGATGCCGAAGGCACCGAGCGCGATGGTTGCCGGGATCAGGGTCGTGGCCAGCTCAACGACGGAGTCAACGAGCAGGTGCGCCGCTCCGACGCTGCCGAGCAGCGGGATCTTCAGCGCCGCAGCCGCGCCGCCGAACAACTGAAGCTTGCCGGTAGCGGTGCCCCACCCGTACGCCAGCGTGGACAAGGCGGTGGCCTGCGGCGCGGCGGCTGCGGTCGTGGCGGTGAGAGCGGATTTCAGCGCGCCGAGTTCGGTGCGCAACGCTGACAGCTTGACTTGCTGCGCTCCTGCCGCCGCGCCCACGGACGCCAGCTGGTCTGCCAGGCCCGTCAGCCCTGACGTGTCTCCCGCTGACCGCAACGCCGCGAGCTGCACGCGGAGCGCGGCGAGTTCCGCCATTGCCGCCTTGTCGTCCACACCTAGCCGCACGGTTGGGGACATCGCGCCGAGCGCAGCCGCGCGGGCTTGCACGTCCGCTATTGCCGCCTTGATCGCGTCAGCACCCGCCGACCAGTCGCGGACCACCGCCGCGGGGCTGGGGACCGCGATGACGGTCGGTGCCGCTGCGGACGCGATGGGCCGGCCCAGGTGCGAGGCCATCAGTGCCGCGAGCGAACCCTGCGCGTACGACGGAGCCGCTGCGGGTGCCATCCGGGGTGCCAGGTACGACGCGACCAGCGCGGCAAGCGACTGTGGCGACGACAGCGAATCCTGCATCGGTGGCGGGGCTGACTGTGCCGTAGCAGCGGCTACAGCCGCAGCCACCGACGCCGCGCCGGCCGCTTCCGTGCCGCCCTGCGATGCTGGGGTGCGGCTCAGGTCGGCGTTGACCTGACGGATAGCGAGCAGCAGATCCTGATGCGCGCCGCCACCCTGCCGCATCTGCCCGAGCACCCACCGCAAGTCACGGGTCGTGGACGCTGCGTTGGGACTACTGGCCAGCCCACCGGAGCTAGGTGCGGCAACGGCAGGGCTGATGGTGAGGTCTACCTTGTCCAGCGCGGCCTTGAGTGCCTGCGCCCGACTGTAAATAGCGGCGAACGCGCCGGCGGTGTCATCGTGGACCGAGACGTTGATCTCGATGTCGTTAGCCGCCACCGTTCACCCCCTCGGGCGGGTCAAGCGCGACCAGCGCGAGCATCCGCAGCACGCCCGCGTCTTCCTGTTCAAGCTGGGACGGCAGGCAGTGCCACCGGTCGCACAACGCCACCATGAGCTTGGCCTCGGCTAGCTCGGCTGGCTCGAAGACAGGTTCGCCAGTCCGAGGGTGGCTTCCTCCGAAGGTCCGGGCGAGCTGCCATTCGGTGACGGCGTCTTCAACGTGCCCGGGGGGCGAACCATCTCCGTGTACCACGTGGCGATCAGCCGCAGCACATGCTGCGGGTCGGCTTGGCGTATCCCCGCCAAGTCTGGTGACAGCGGTTCGCCTGTTGCCGGGTCGTGGTAGTTCCACGACTGGAGCGCGGTTGCGAACGCCACGTTGATCTTGTCTGATGCGTCGGCGGCGGCGGAGGTGATCCCGGACGACTCGGCGATCAGCCGGCCGATCTCCGTGTACTCACCGAACGAAACCGACGCGACGCGCGCCTCAAGTCTATGGAGTTCATCTTCTTCGTCGGGAAAGCGCAGGTTGAGGATCTTCCGCTTGGGCTGGAACCCGGTCATGCTGCTCTCGCTTTCTGGAGTGCTGGCCGTGTTATCGTGGATGCCGCAGCCGATGCGGCGAAGCGTGGCCCGGTGTCCGCCCGGGCCACGCCCATTTCTGGCTAGCTCCAGGTCGGGACCGCGCCGTCCGCGTTGGAAGCAGGCACGCTAAAGGTCAACTCGCCTGTGGCTGCCCTGGTGATCTGGTAGTCCGTCAGGATCGCCCCGGAGATGTTCAGGTTCTTGCCGTTCGTCGTGATCGTGATCGCCCGGTTCACCGACGTAGACGGGATCGTGGCGAACGCGATATGCGACAGCGCCGGGTTGAACACCCCGTTCATCGTCGCCGTGAAGTCCGCGAGCAGAAGCAGCCGCTCGTTCGCGGACTTATCCAGCCCGGTCACGTCTTGCACCGCCCGCGGCGTGGTGAACGCCAAGTTAGTGATGTCGTTGCGGATGTCTCGGACAGTGCCGGTGGCATCGGTCACACCTAGGACAGACCACGCCAACCCAGTCGACTTGGCCGTTGTACTCACCTTCTTCTCTGGTGAAGTCGCCGGCCCGGACGACTGTCTTACTGGTTAGCCTTGGCTGAATGCCTCAGCTAGCTTGCCCTGATGGTTCGCCCACGAGTCGAGGAAATCCTCCGCGCGGACGTGGACCCGCTGCCACCCGCGCGGGTTGCCGCGCCAGTCGCCGTCTCGTTCGATGAGCCGCTCTCTGCCGTCCCACGGTGCCCGGTGACGTGGCCGCCCGTCTGACGGCGCGAAGCAGCGTGTCTGCGGCGGGTAGATGAAAAACGTGAGGCATGGGATGCGGAGTTGCTCCGGTATCCGCGTGTCCTGGTGGTCGCGGGTCTCGGTGCATGACCGGGTCTTGTCGGCGCGTGCGTGCGCTGCCTGCCGCTGCCCGAGTTCGGTGGTCTCGTCCACGGCGAGGGTCATCCCGTGGTGCCACGCCTCGCATCCCGCTGTTTCACATGAAACCTCGCGGAGCGGCTGGCTGATCTGGTATGTCTTCACGAGATGCGGGGGTAGCGACGGTTCGATGATCATCGCCCCGCCTGGTCCTGGCACCATCTGAGTGATCATTGCTCTCTCCTGCCCTAGAAACTGGTGGCTACGGCGTTCCGCACGAATTGCACGGCGAACGTCACCGACACGAACGTTCCGGCCCCCGACGATGCGCGGACGTACCGGTTCACCGTTCCCAGCGCAACGCCGCGCAGGTCACCGATGCCGCTGATGGTCCCGAAGTCGATCAGCGTCGACCACGCTGAGCCGTTCGCGGAATGCTCGATGAACAGGTCAACTCCGGTGCCGTTGAACGCGGTGACCTGAAGGTAACCCTGCGCGCCGTTCGGGGATGGCACGCCGGGCGGGAACGACGCGCCGCTGCCGGCGTAATTCGACCCGTCGTCCTGCGTCGGCCCGCTGGTGGCGGCGGTGTCGGTGCGCAAGCCGGGGGTGAGCATCTCACCCCATTCCAGCCCGAACCCGTTGGCTTGCATGGACACGGCACCGGTTAGCTCACCAGTAGCGGCGCGGGTCTGGTCGTAGTTCAGTTGCTTGCCGTTGCATGAGGCGCATGGGTTGCCGAGCGTGGTGCCCCGGAAGTACGTGGCGATCTCATCTGCCCGCGGCAGGGTGCTCAGGATGACATGCGCTCCGGTGGGGTCGAAGTAGGTGATCCAGTCGATCGCGCCGTCGCGGAGCAACCCGAGGCGGGCATGAGCGGACTGGGTGATATCGGTGACATCCTGAACGGCTTGCGGCCCGGAAATCTTGCTGAGCGAGTTCGTGTCCCCGGACAAGTCGTAGCCACCGTAGAAGTAGCGGTCCCCGAGCCCGCTTGTCTTACCCACCAGTCACCGCCTGATCATTGGTGCGGACCTCGATGCCGTCGAAGGTGCGGACGACATCAAGCCACTTGTCGTCAGCGAAGTACTCCACATACAGGACCGGCACGCTGTCCGCTGAGATGTCCAGCACGATGCGCCTGATGTTGCCCAGGTCGCCGGGGATGACACCCCCGTCGTGCAGCGCCTTGGCCAGCGCGCGTCCCGTGATCTTCGCCATCTACCTCACCCGCTTTGCGTCCACATGGAATCCACGATGCACGGCAGCACGATCTCCATCACCCGCTGCACCCGCTGCTGCAACGTGATGTACGCGGCGCGGAGCATCAGCGTCACCCCGTACGCGCCGAGCAGGTCCACGAACGCGATTTTGCCGTCGAGCGTGAAATGCCCGCTGTACTCGGTCATAAGGAACGTTGCGGCGGTCAGCAGGTTCGGGTCAATCGAATCCTGCGGCTCTTGCAGCATCGACGTGCCGATGCGGACGCGGAACGCTACCCGGCCGCTGGAGGCGTCCAGACCGGAGAACCGGGGCACCGG